TTTATTTTTTTTAAGATCATAGAGATACTCCCTTCTTATTTTACAATAAATCGGCGGTATATTAGCATTTAAATAAGCCATAGTACATTACTTTATTTCACCCCAGTTTGGACCATATTCATCGTCTACTTTGTTTGGAACTTCTAGATCCACTGCGTGAATCATAATGTCTTTTATTTTATCAGCTTGCTGTTGTGATTCAATAGAAAAGTCTAACTCATCATGTACTTGTATGTGAGCCAAGATTCCTTCTTTGTGAAGCTTGACCATAGCTTGTTTAGTCATATCAGCTGCACTACCTTGAATTAATTTATTCAAAGACTTGTAAGTAAATGCTCTACGGTGGCCATTGTTGTGCCAATAGTTTTTTTTCTTTTGTTTTTTATCATCTAAAATAAATTCACCATCATCATCTTTTAACCACTCACCCATATTCTGAAGTTGAAGCATTCTCTCTTCATCTTCTGCTGGCACATACTTACCCCAATCTGTACCTTTTAAGATAGGTTCGTATTTTGGAAAACGACAACGTCTACCTAGTAATGTTTTTATCTGACCTTTATCTTCTGCAGCACCCATAGCTTTGTTCATTAGTTGTTTTACAAATGGAACTTTACTGTGATACTTATCAAACAGTTCATCAGCTTTCTCTTTACTAACACCCAACTCTGCTTGAAGTTTTGCTTTACCCATACCATAAAACAATCCAAGATTAATTGTTTTTGCTTCTGTTCTAGGTATCTCAGCCATCTCAGCAACTATCTTGTGAAAGTCTGTTGATGGATCTGAATCATATGAATCTGCAATTGTATTTACAGATGGTAATTCATAACGTAATGCATAGTGTGCAACTAACCTTGGTTCCTGTTGCGAGTAATCAAAACAACCCCACCTGCAGTTTTCTTCAGGTATAAATAATGATCTAATCATGGGGCCTGTTACTGGATCCCTGGCTGGTATCTGTTGCAAGTTAGGATTAGAATAACTAAATCTTCCAGTCACCGTACCACCATCGTCAGAACGAATCTGATTAATACCTGCATGTATTCTACCACAATGTTCATGATCAATAATGGTATCAATAAAAGTTGTTCTAACCTTGTTTATTTTTCTAGCTTCTGCTATCATCTGAACTACAGGATGTTTATGATTTGTAATAAAGTTTTTAGTGAAAGAAGGTGTTTTTGTTTTTGCGGTTAATTCATATTCTAAATTCAAATTGTCAAAAGCTTTGGCAATACTTGCTGCTGCCCATAATTGAACTTCTTGGTTACATTCTTTTTTTATTTGTTGGAGTAACATCTCTTCTTGTAATGCTAGCTCTTTCTTCAATCTATGAGCTTTTTCAACGTCCACTCTCACGCCAAGAAATCGCATATCGACCAGGCAAGGAAAAAGATCCGTTTCAAGATTAAAAATATTTTCTAATTTTTGTTCTTCAATTATTTTTTTAAAATACTGCCACAGTTCTAAAGTAAGAGAAGCATCTGCTTCAGCATATGTTCCAACTTCCATAGCAGGTAGTCTCCACATATCAGCTTTTGGATCTAGTCCTCTTGACTTTGCAGCTTCAATTAATCTTGTTTCGTTTTTACCTTTCTTTAGAAAAGCCCAAGACAAAGTATTTAGTGTGTAAGAAAATCTATTCTCATCTATAAGACTAGCTGCAATCATAGTATCTATAATTAAACCATTGATTTTTATACCTAATTTACGTATCCAACATACGTCGTACATTGCATTATGAAATACTTTTTTTGAAGGTAAAGCACAAACATCTGTAAACCAATCTAAGACTTGTTTACGATCCATGTTGGGTCCTTCTTCATGTGCGATTGGATAATAAGCTTTCCATCCTTCAACAGCTACAGCTACGCCTACAATTTCTCCTACACCTATGATTGATCCTGATCCAAGTTTCTTTAAGTTTGGATCACGTGTCTCTAAGTCAATTGCTATCTCGCCATACTTAGATAGATCTGGAAATTCTTTTGGCTGTAACCATTCTGTTTGTGGTACTATCATTTCTTTTTACCCATGTCTTTCAGTGTTTTAATTTCTAATTCACAGTAATGAATTATTTTTTCTAAGTCTTGTATGCCTGCTTTGTTCTTGTATCGACACACATACTTTATAACATTGCCTTGAAAAAAAGAAAGGTCATTCTTTGATATAAATTCATATGGTTGAATATGAAATTTTTTATAATGTGATCCTCCAATTTGTTTTTCTTGTGGCCCTTTAGCACTTTCAAATATACTATTGTCTGTCATAGTTTGTATCCCTTCCTCTGCATTTTTGCTTTTAGTTTATATAGATTATTTTTTGCACGAGTGACTGCTACGTACCAAACTCTATGTTCTTCATCCTCTTTGTCTTGACTTTTCTTTATTGCTTTTAATATTTTGTCTCCTAAATCTAAAGATAAAATAACATTGTCTTGTTCTCCACCTTTTATCGCATGAATAGTTGAGGTCCAAATTCTTGCAGGTTTACTTAAATCTTCTCCTGCTTCAATTAAATTTAAAAGATAATCTTTGTCTTCTTGTTCTATATTTTGAAAAGCTTCATACCAATCTTTTTTTAAATCAAATTTTTCTGTGCCTGTGTATTCTTTAATGTCTTTAATATCTTTTTCTTCTAGTTTAATATCTTGTTGTAATAGTTCGTAGTTCTTAATTGCTTTGTATGCCCGAACCCTGACGCTTTTTCCTCGGTTACTTTCAAAATATAAATTCTTTTTCTTCAACTGTTCCTCTATTTTCAACAGTCTTGATACTGTTCTAGTTAATATTAACCATTTACCCTCAGTTAAATCTACCTGATCCAGGTTAGCAATCTCCTCACAGTTTCCCTCATAGTCTCTCGGATAATATTTCTTTTCTTTTCTGTTACCTACAATGTTTTCTATACACATTTGTGATTGTTCTTGTATGGTTTTTGATATTCTTCTAGACTTGTGCAATACTTTTTCTTTTGCAGGTTCATTAATAAATCTATTTACATCAGCGCCAGCCCAGGCAAAGATAGCCTGATCATCATCCCCTGCAAGATAGATATCTTTACTTTTTTCTTTTAGCTTGTCATAAAGTTTCCATTGTAATGGTGATAGATCCTGAGCTTCATCAATAAACACAGTATTGAATTCTGGAATCTTACTATCTTTCTTTAATAACATTTCAATCATGTCATTAAAATCCATCATTTTTTTCTTGTCTTTATATTCTAAATAATTTTTATGTATGTGATCTAGCATAGACCATTCAACTTCTTTTGAATTATGTTCTCCACGGTCAAACTCTTCTCTTATATCTACACATCTATTGATAGCTCTATGTATTAATTGAAAGTACGGATTATCACACGTTAAAAAGTGAGATTCCTCTTTGTTATATCTGTCATAGTATTTTACTTTTACATTTAATTTTTTACCAAAGCTTTCATAATGATATGGTTGCATTACATCATCTTCTTTAAGACTTAAAATATTAAATGCAAATGAATGAAGTGTTTGAAAGTATGGTAACTTTTTATCTTCTGCTGGCATTCTTTTCTTTGCCTCACCTGCAGCTTTTTTAGTAAATGCAAAGTAACCTATCTTGTGTAATGGTGTACCTACTCTTGCGTAGGCTCTGGCTCTTGATATCAATCTATATGTCTTACCCGTGCCAGGCGGGCCATATATCTTGTATACCATTAAATAATATCCTCTTCATCTTCGAATGGAACAATCTCATCTACTTCTTTCTTTTCTTCAAAGACATACAAAGGAACTCTTAAAACTTTTATTGGTGGAAAGTAATCATCATTCTTGTCCTTACCTGGAAATCTTTTTGGTTTGTTAAACAATGCTTTCTTTTCTTTATCATCACTTTTAAATAATTCTTTTATCATGTATGAAGTTCTTTGTGGATCTGTTTTCCATTCTTTTGTTTTTAAATCAGAATAGAACTCATCATAAACAAACCATGCATATTTTTCATCTACCAAAGGTTTACCACTTTCAAAAGATTTATATGTGGTTGCTCTTGGTCCATATACATATTTCTCTAGATTCTTTAATAAAATATCCATAGGACTTGTACCTTCTACAGGTTCAATAGTTTCTACTTTTTCTTTGTCAAATAAAAGCTGCATTATTTCAATGAAGTCATTACCTTTTAGATTTGGTGGAACTATAAATGCCTGTTCCATTAGTAATGCTCTTATTGCTTTCTGACTCTCTAATTTATAAATATCTTTTGCATGCACTTGTGCAGTTTCCCCATCTTCTCCTTCAACAGTAAACTTCCATTCTGGTGTAGGTTTATAATTTATTTTTTGAAGTGCAAACATTCTAGGCCATAAGGGTTTATCATCAGATAAAATTCCATATTTTCTTTTTAAACACACTGGTTTAACACACACTGGTGATAGTAGTTCTCCATTACATTGATAACCTTTTGTTTCTTTATCCCAACTTTTAATTTTTGTTTTAACATGATCATCTGTCCACTTAGAATCAAACTTAAAATAATTTCTAGCTGCTTCAACTATCTTATCTTTCCAGTTATCTTTGTATTTCTTTTTAGCAAAGACCATATAGTTATATAAAAATCTATCTCTATCATCTGTCATTATTTCTTTTGTAAGAACTCCAAGACAAGGTGGACCATCTTTAAACTCTTCACCACTACCTTGTAGTTCATCCGAAATAATTTTTTCCTGTATATCTTTTAATTGTTTCTTACTTACTGCATTGAGTTCGATACATTTTACAAACATGTCTAAAGACATTTCAGTTCCATCAGGTGCTAATGCTCTTCGACCATCTGCATTATATGGAAGATTTATAAAGTTACCATTTGCTCTATTACCTTTTTCATCGGAAGAACGTAAATTTGTTTGTTTAGGAAATATTTCTGTCTTGATGTTTAGTTTAAATACATAGAGCATCTGCTCTAAAAATTGTCTTATCTCTATTGCTTTAACAAATTCAGTGGTGAACACATATAAATGTAGTCCACCACTTTTGGACAGGACAGGGATGATCGGTAAACTTTTTTCTTGTATTGTTTTTAAATAAAATTCTCTATCAATTGGATATTTATCTACATCGATTGCACCAAATCTTGCAGTGCCATCATCTGTACATGGTTGTATACCAATCGATTTAACTCCTGTTAAATGATCCTCATAGTCTTGGTCTGTAACTTTTAACTGTGACCACTCATGTTTAAATTTTTTCTTACCTGTCTCTGGATCTACGTATCCCTCGTTTATTTTACAGACACCATAATTACGTGTTAACCCCGTAAAATACTTTATAAAATCTTTCATTCCTATCCCTGTTTTTAAGGCGCCTCCAGTCTCCCTTCAGCGCCTCAGCTTGGCCAGCATCCCCAGAAGGGAAACTAGATAATGTCTTCTTTACTTTTAGTTGACTCAACCTGTTCATACTTAGGTTTCGCTGCACCTGCAAAAGCTTCTTCTTGAAGTTTTTTTGCAGTTTCATAGATCGATAAATCTTCTGGCTTAGATACATCTAGCATTCTAACTTTGCTAGGTTTGTAAACGTGCCAGCTTTTATCTCCCCAGTTTTTACCAACTGTTTTAAGATTAAAGACTGCTGCATAGGCTGCAGGTTTAAACGAACCTTGAGCATCTTCCATTCTAAGATTATCAATTAAATCATTTAACTCTCTACCTGGAGTTAAATTAGATGATCTCATAGTAATGACTGCTCTTCTTGCTTCACCGTTAATCAATGCCAGTACAAAGAAATACATAGTTTTCTCACAGTAATTACCATTAGATAATCTGTACTTACCATTTTTTTCTTCTACTGAATCTGCAGGTGGATTGATATGAGTACCGACTGGTGCTGCTGCACTGTCTCCTCTCTCTTGCCATTCTGGATATCTAGTGTGAGTGTGACATACAACTACTTCTAGTCCTTTGTCACCATCAATTAAAGTACCCATACTTCCAGAATATATCATACCTGGTTGAGCACCTTGAACGTGTTTAGCGTTTCTAGTGTTACACTCAGGTGATAATTGGTGAAGGATTTTTAAAATCACAGTTGATTTATCACTGGACTTTAATTCCTCTGTACCTTTTCCTGCATCGGATCTTAAGCTTACTGGTGATAGTGCACCTGCACTATTCTTTTTAACCATATCTGTATTATTCGACATATATATACCTATTAGTTATTGGTTTATTTTTTATTTTTTATCTTTGTTTGATTTCCATCAAACGTCCAAAAAAGATCTTCTGGAACTTCGTTACCTTTGTTCTTCCAATCTTCCATGGTTACTTTAAGAGTCATGGCATGAACTGCTTCTTTTTGAGAAGGTTCATAGCCCTGACCCTTTGCAAGGGTAGCATATTCTGCAGCCTTGTTTTCTTCGCCTTGACCAAAGTTAACTGTGATTTCATTTTTCACAATATCACCTAAGCCATTGTTTCGAAGCCATTGTATCGCCTCAGCTTTTTTATCAGCTTTTATTGTGGCGCTATAAATTTTTTTAACAGATAATTCTGAACCATCTTTTAATTTAAGTGTGCTCAAATTCATCTTTTCCATAAGTTCAGGAATAGTAAAATTGTTAATATATTTTTCTTGTTCTTTTAACTCTTTTAATTTTATTTCTGCAGCCAAAACTTGTGCCCCAATAGATTTTAATTTTTCTATTTGTTCAGATAGTTCTGTTGGATCAATTGCATTTAATTGATCAGGTGCGTCGTCACGTAGATTTATCATTTTTAACTCCTTTATTTAAATTAACTTTCATGCTTCGTAATATAGAAACAAATCAATCTTTGTCAAGACTACTTATTAAATAAATTTATTTCTATAGGAAAATAAGACGCTTGTATTCTGTCCCACTTCAATAATTTAAAGCGACCATTTGTCACATCACTTGCAACTGCACATACAACTCCAATTAGAGCAGGGTCACCATACAATAAAAGATAATCATCAGATGTAAAATCTTTCAAACTATTTTTTATTTCTATAATTAATGGCCCTGGTGAAAATTGCATTTGTTTTAACTTAGGAAACATTGTCTTAATTTCGCCATATTTGATAGCAGGAGTTAAATCAAACTTAGGTTGTCCTGTTTGTCTATCTGTAGGTATTTCTTGTACTAAATAAACTTTGGATAAAGTTGTCGCATCATCAACATAGTGTTGTTTATTATTATATTTTACTATTTTCATATTGACTTTATATCTTTCTCTTCCTATATACACCAGTAGAAAGCAAAGTAAAGGTATATATAAATTATGAATTACAAATTTAAAACAAAACCATATAAGCATCAGCTTGATGCATTACAAGACTCTTGGGACAAAGAAAACTTTGCCTATTTCATGGAGATGGGTACGGGTAAATCTAAAGTTCTTTTAGACAATGCAGCAATGCTGTATGACAAAGGTAAAATTAATGGCTTATTAATTATCGCACCAAAAGGTGTGTATAAAAACTGGTACGACTCAGAGGTGCCTACACACTTACCAGATCATATTTTTAAAAAAATGGTTTTGTGGAAAACATCAGATAAATCAAAAAAACAACAACAACTTTTAAATACTTTGTTTGAAACAGGAAGTGAGTTTCATATATTACTTATGAATGTCGAAGCTTTTTCAAAAGGTGATGGTGCAGCATTTGCATATAAATTTTTATCTTGCCACAATGCAATGGTAGCAATCGATGAGTCCACAACAATCAAGACTCCTACATCTAACAGAACTAAAAATATTTTAGCACTTAGAGAACATGCTAAATACAGAAGAATACTTACTGGTTCTCCTGTAACTAAATCACCATTAGATTTATTTAGTCAGTGTGAGTTCCTTGATCCCTGGCTCCTGGGGCATACTTCATATTGGACATTCAAGTCTCGTTATGCAGTAACTAGAAAGATTCAGGTACAAGGTAGACAAGTAGAAATAGTTGTTGGTTATAGAAACCTGGGTGAGCTATCAGAGAAGATACAACCATTCTCTAAGAGAGTTTTAAAAGATGATTGTCTAGACTTACCTAAAAAGACTTTCATGAAACACGTTGTTGAAATGACTAAGGAACAAAAGAAAGTCTACAAACAAATGAAAGAAGAAGCTATTGCCTATCTTGATGGTAAGGTTTTATCTTCAGCTACAGTCATGACTCAGTTAATGAGACTGCATCAAATTACTTGTGGTCACTTCACACCTGATGATGGAGAGATAAAAGATCTTCCCTGTAATAGAATGACAGAGCTAATGGACATACTAGAAAATGTACATGGTAAAGCTGTTATCTGGTCCCACTACACTCACGATGTAAAAAGAATTATTGAAGAAATAAAAAGAGTATATGGCGAAGATTCTGTTGTTGATTATTTTGGTCAAACTACGTCTGAAGAAAGATCAAAGAATATAAAGAAATTTCAAAACGATGACAAGTGTAGATTTTTTGTAGGAACTACTCACACGGGCGGATATGGTATCACATTGACTGCTGCGAGTACAATGATTTATTTTTCAAACGGTTATGATTTAGAGAAGAGACAACAATCAGAAGCTAGAATAGATCGTATTGGTCAAACAAAACCTATGACTTATATTGATATTATTTCTGAAGATACTGTTGATGATAGAATTGTTAAAGCACTTCGTAGCAAAATAAATATTGCTAATCAAATTATGGGTGAGGATTATAAAGATTGGATTTAAATTTTATCTAATAACATTAGAATAACACTAGCCATACCAGCGAGTAATACGCCAGCACATACTATCATTATTTTTTCTATTCTTTTGATTTGTTCTTCAATAGATTTAATTTTATCGTGAGTTTGTTTCTGCATAATTCTACACAGCTTTTCATGTGATTCTATTTTCGCAAGTGCTTCGTCTTTTTTAGCCATTAAAATGTGACCCCCGCCACATAAAAACCCCGATAGTGTGATACTATCAAACCGCCCAAATAATTCATTATGCTAGACCTCTCTGTCTTAATCTAATTTGTTTTTCTTCATCGGATAATAAAGCATTCTCTACTGGTGTCAATCCCGTAGCCATAATGTTTCCTGGTGCCTGAGGCTGTAATACTTGAGCATTAGGCATCGGTTGTATTGGTAATGGTGGTGTTTGTACTTCAGGTAATAAATAATTATTTATATCTAATCCAGGTAAAGACTCCACTTCTCCACCTTCAGATTTTAACAGTCTTTCATCTGTACTAAACAGACCTCTATTAGTTAATCTCATTCTTCTCATATCATTAACCATTCTAAGTATTTGTGGTCTAGCTATATTATACGGATTAGGTCCACCTAAATTACGAGCATTCTCTGCAAATTTTTCTTCTATATCTGCTGATGGTAAATAAGGATCAAACTGAGCGTTTCTTAAATTGTTAAAATTCTTTTCACTAATTTGTCTATCTCTAAACTGTCTACTTAAAACATTTCTTGAAACACCTAATGTTTCAGCAGCAGTTAAATCTTTGTACATTTCTTGTTGCACTCCAAATCTAGCGTTGTTAGATGCAGCAAATCTTTTTATAATATCATTAGGATCAACTGGTCCACCTTTCAATACTCCAAACTTACCTCCAGTAAATTCTCTTCTTGCATCCCTGATACCTGATTGATAGTTAGATATTTTAAAACCCATTGATCTTAATGGATCAATCTTAATAGGTCTAAGACCCATAAATCCTGCAATCTCTGGACCTACATCCAATAGATCTCCACGGTCTGTTGGTGTTTCCGTTGCTGCTTTTAATAATCTTTCATATTGTCTAAACGAAGGTAATAATGCATTTCCTAAATGCATAAATTCAATTGCACGTTTATCTCCAAAAGATGTTTGATCAGTGTATAGTCTTCTACCGTCAGCTGTTCTACCACCTCTTACTGTTAAATCTGTTGCAGCTTCCGTCCAAATAGATTCTGAAATAAATGGATTCATAATCTCAGCTCCTGCTTCTCCTATACCAGATGCGAAGCCTGCTAATATTTGTTCATCTGTCGCTTCACCTTCTTGAATACTATTTAAAACAGTTCTTATAGGTCTAGCTACTACATCGTAAGCATTGCTGTGACTAAAATCTATATATCTTAATTCACCATCATCATCTCTTATTGGTATTAGTGTAGAGTTTTTTGACCACTCAGGAACAAATCTTCTAAGAGCTGCTAGCTCTTCTTTTGATACATCATATATTGCAGACGCACCTTCAGTTAATGCAATTGGAATACCTGTTGTAAATGTTGCCATACCCAACAATCTTTTAAATCCAGTTTCATAAGTTCCATTAGTTAATGCATTGTTCTTAACAACTTGTTCAGTTCCGTCTGCTAATACTTCTGTAACACTTAGACCTAAATTACTTCCTTTGATTCTAACTCCTGGAGCAGGAACATGTCTCATTTCTTTTAAACCTTGTCCAACTATATTTGAAGTTGTTCTAATCATTTCAGATGGAAACGACATAAAGTTACCAATTGGTAATAGTCTTGCAGTTCTAACTGCAGAACCAACGAAGTCATAATTAGGTACAGTATTTTTAACTATATTAGCGGCATCAACTTTTAAACCTCTCAATACAGTTTCATCTGAAACATCTAAACCTTGTTTAACTGCAGCTTTTTTTAATCTATCTAATTCAACAACATAGTTTGTAATTTTAAATGTATCATCCTCTGCAACATACTTACCTTGAAAAAATTCTTTTGTTTTTTTCATTTTTCTCATAAACGGACTTATGATGGAATCTATATTTGCAACCTGTTCTCCAAGTCTAACATCCGTTAATAGAGCTTTAAGATCTCCTATTTGAACTTGTGAGTTTACAACACCAAGTTCTAATAGTTCTCTATATGCTTCCTGAGCTCTTGGTGTATTAGTTCCGAGTTTCGTTAGACCTGATACATCAATACCTTCTCTAAACGCTTTAGCAACTACAGCTGGGTTTTCAAATAAAATACCATTAGCTCCTGAAAAACCAAAAGCACTTATCATATTACGTAAGTGTGTTGGTATAGAGAAAACTGTTTTTGATAATTGTGAAACTCCTTTTGGAAATAATAATAAATTTCTATACATCCAACTAACCGCAGCTTCTGCTCCTTCTTTGCCCTCACCTCTTACAAAACCTTGAAGGCCACCAGAAATATTATTTGCATTTCTAATTGCTTCAGCTATTTCTTTTGTAGTAAAACTTCCCTGTAATGGATTAATAACTTTACCTGCTCCAGGTAAATCTTTTACAATATCATCAACTGGAACTAATTCTATTCCAGTTGTTCTCGATCTTAATGCTTCTTCTCCTGCTTCTTTACTGCTCCAAAAAAATCCTCTACCACCCGCTGCTTGTACTTCAGAGTTTTTTGCTGCAACATTTGTTAGATAATTTGATGTTCTTGCTACGGAAGATAAGTTAGTCATTGCATTAAATATTGAATATCTTGGATCTTGTATTTCTCCCAATAGTTCTCTTATTTCTTTTGGTAACATATTGGTGTCATCAATAGCTTCTTTTATAAATTTTTCACCAGGTTTACCCTCCATTGTTTTTGTAATGTATTTATTTAAATCTAATGCTTTTGGATTTTTTAATTTTTTTACAGAATTTAATAAACTCTTTACTTGTATTACAGCTTCTCTTTCTAATTGACTAGGCTTTGAAGCTAAAGCTGGATTATCTTGTGCAATTATTGTTTTAAAATATTTTATAGCTCCTTCTTCTGCTTCTGCTGTAGGTCTAAACCTACTGAATAATTTTAATAAACCTTTGTTTTGATCTTCAAAAATTCTGTATGTACCACCAATCCAATTAGTAGTTCTGTCTTGTAGTATTTTTTGTAATTCATTTTTACCTTTTTTAAAATTAACTCCTTTTTGATTACTATCTAATATACCTATTAGTCTTACAAATTCTTCTCTTGCATTGTTTATACCTCCAACAATTGCTTGTCTTCTTTCTGCAGGTAAATTTGTTTTGTTCATTAGTTTTAAAGTTTCATCTAATGCATCTTTGTTTAAAGGTTTGTTTAAATCTCCTTCAAATAAAGATTTATTTAATAAAGATAAAAACTTATCTCTTTCGGCTACGTTAGCTCTACCAAATAATCTTTCTGCTTCAGGATAAATAGCATCTATTTCTCTTGTAAGATTGTCTACAATTTCTTTTGCTCTGTTTGTGTCTCTTGCTATCAAAGCTTGTTTTGTTTTCTCCGCACCAAATAATTCTTCAGTTAAACCACCTCTAGGACTAAATGGAGCTCTAATATATTTATCTAGAAATCTAGCAACTTGACTGTCGCTGTATGCTAATTCTTTACCTCTTTGTGCTAGTAACTTTGCACTCTTACCAGCGCCGTAAACAAAGGGTGTGATTAATAAGGACTCTGATCCAAACTTTAATCTGTTGGCTAATTTTCTCGCAGCATCTTCTCTACCAAAACCTTCTTCTCTATCTAGTTGAGTTGGTCCTCCTTCAAACATATCTCCAAAAGTTCCAATCTTTTCTACATCTGCAACAAATGTTTCACCTGTTGCACCACCCATTAAACCTACTGCAAATTTTGGAAACTTAGCTTTAGCATTTAAATCTCTAGCTTTGTTTAATGAATCTCTTAGTGCTACTCTATCTTTATCTAATCTAAAATCAGCAAAAGCATTTGCACGTTTTGCTTTTAAAGTTCTAGCAGTTAAATTTCTTGCAGCTCTGTTTGCTAATTTAAAACCTGCTGTACCTGGTACACCTACTTGAATGATTGCTTCTGTTAATTTACCTACTGCTCTATCTTGTGCAGCGTCTTCAAATATATTTATCTTATCAAAAAATTGTTCTACATCAGATGCAGTGTCTGTATCAAAACCTAAATCAATTAGTTCAGCTGTTAATGAAAATACTCCCTCAGGTACTTTAATAATACCTGATGCTATTCCTGATGCAAATGATGAATACCAAGACCTGTCACTATCTCTTTCTGCTTCGTTAAGTGGTAGATACTTCTCCGCCATTTAACCTCCTATACTGGTAAGTCGTCTGAGATTCTAAAATCAGGTAAAATTTCTTTTAATGTTTTTGGTGGTTTTGGTTCTTGTCCAAATAAACCTGCTTTTGGTTTTTCATCAACTTTACTTACTCTGGCTTCTTTATCTGCTTTAGGATCAAATGTAGCCATGTTAATTGTTTCATAACTATATCCATCTGTAGTTTTTCTTAATCTTTTAAAAGTACCATCAGTTACATCATAGTATACTTTTCCAATGTTTCCTTTTTTCTCATAGTCTTTTGTTTTACCGTGAATACCACCAATAAATCCTTCATATGATTCACCAAAATTTTGTACAGCTTTAGATTCTAATCCTTGGTTTTCATAAGTTGCTCTGTTCTTAGCTTGAACTGAGCTTCCTTGATATTGTTCTAAGTAATCTTTAAAATCAGTTGTGCCTATCGCATTTAATTCCATTTCTGCTAATTCTTTTTGAGCGGCTAATTTTTTAGCAAGTAATTCTTCATCACCAGCTTGTTTAATTGCAAGTTCAGTTGCACCTGCTTTTAAATCTCTTAAATATTTTCTTCTCTCAGCTTGGTTTTCTATGATATTTTGCACTGGTTTTTCAGAGGCTAATAAAAGATTACCTATTAAATTACCACCTCCTGTTTGTTTAACTACTTGTGGTCCGTATTGTAATAAGAAAGTTGTTAATGGATCAAAACCTTTATCTGGTTGATCACCACCTAAAGTTTTTAAATTAGCTGCTGCTAACTCTTCTACTCTAGAAGGAGTACCATTTTCAAAATTTTCTCTATCTTCAATACCAGACATGATGCCATTCATATTAGCACCGCCACCTTTTCTAAACATGGGTCTTCTAAATACTCTACTCATTAAAACGCTCTATATATTCCAGCTAATGTTGCACCTAAACCTAATGCAGATTGAAGTGGGCTAGCTGATGGTGATGTTTGTTGAAACTGTGATCCAGGGTATCCAGCAATTAGACCCGTGATGCCTGAACCTAAAGTTTGTGCTGCTGTAATTGGTTGCTGTAATTGTTGTTGAGCTAACTGTTGTTGTGCACTTAATTCTGATTGTCTTTGTGCTTGCAATCCACCACCTAGACTAGTTAAACCTGCAACTTGTTGTCCAGCTAACTGTGGGGATAATCCAGCTAATGCTTGTTGTTGTGTAGATAATGCTTGTTGCTGTTGTGCTAACTGTTGTTGTTGACCAAAAGCTGTGCTAGCTGCTTGTTGTGCTTGACCAAAACCTTGTTGTAATAATTGTGCTTGTAATGCTGCTCTGTTTCTATCTGATGCTGACATATATTCTGCTCTTGCAACACCTTCACGTCCTCCACCAAATGCACCTGATTGAATTGCACTTTGTGCAATTGAACCTAAACCTTTTTGTGCTTGGATATCAAACTCTTTTAAAGATGCATCGATCACATCTTGTTGATATGGAGACATAAACTGAGAGTAAGCTGATGGACCAACAAATTGACCAGCTAGGCCAGCTTGTTTTGCTGCTTCTCCAGCTTGAGTTGATGCTGTTTGTAAGAATGGAGCAAATGATCCTAAACCTGTTTGTGCAGTTGCAACTTTAATTGCTTCAGCTTGTAAAGGATCTTGTCCAGCTATAAATTGTGGACCATAAACTTTTGATAAATCTGCACCTTTAAAACCACCTACAGCTTGTTGTAATTCTGTAATATATGGTTTTGCAGCTGCTTCTATAAACTCAGGTGGTTGTGTTATTTGTGTAATTGTTTCAGCCATTATACTCTTCCGCCTTTTTCTAATTTTTTCATCATGTCATACATACGTTGTGCACCTTTATTGACATTACCATCGCCCATGCCTCTTACAGCATCTGCAGTGAATACGAATTCATTGTTTGACAACATCGCAGGGATGTCATCTGCCTTTTCTTTTACACCAACTGGAGGAATAAATCCACCTGTTTCTCTAAGATCTAGCTCTTTTACTCCTGCTTTATTAATGTTTTGAGGTAGACCCATGATGCCTGATGCCTGATCCACGATTTGATCGGTTCCCATAGCATAATTCATTCTACCACCATCGGCCATCTGTCCTCTAGCCATATCTTGTGTATATTCAGATAAATCGTTATCTACAAGTGCAGGTATTTCAGATTCATCATAGCCTAAATTTTGATAAGCTGTTGTAAGTTTACTTCTTAATGCGCTAACATTTCTACCTGATGATACTTCTTCTTGTTCTTCAGGAGACATAGCACCTAAGACTCCACCTAATACAGTTCCACCAGCCATGACTCCAAGAGTCTTGCCTATTGTTTTTTCTCCACCTAATAATTCTTTTAAACCTGTTCCTTTTCCAGACAACAAATTAGATAAAAAACTACCTTCTCCTCTACCTAATAAACCTCCAAAAGAAGTTCCAGGTATACCAAATAACCCCCCACCAATTAATGCAGCTTTACCTAAATCTGATTTAAGAACACTTCCAATACCCTTAGCAACACCTTTAACAGCCTTTTTAAGGCCACCTAATATTGCTCCTTGTCTAGGTACGACGTCCATTATTCCGCCACCTCTTCTTAATTGTCTGGGCATTTGCATTCTTGAAATTGGCATAGTTTTATTAGTTTACTTAGTTTTTCCGAAAATATCAAGGCTTGGCATAATTACTTTTATATCTCTTCTGATATCTTCCTCTGCTATTCCTTTTGATTTCCATTCGTTATCGTCCTTGTATTCTTCACCTGTTTTAAGGTTAGTTATTGTTTCTATTATCTTCTCTGGTTTTATTACTTCCATTTTTCTCCTATGTTCTATCAAACTCTAGTATTGATACTGTTCCCTCAAATATATCAGCAGAAGCTGATTGTAATTGTAGTTTGTCACTCTCTTCTAATATAATTGTACCATCAGATATGGACTTAGAATTACCTGAGTTTACAGTGTGCTCTGCAAACTGATAAGCTCTACCTGCAGACGTATCATATACATAAGCTTTAATTTCAACATTACCTGCTCCAACATTAGCTACATGTATGTTTTGAATGATTGCTCTAGACTCAGAGGGTACAGTATAAATATCTGTAGCATCAGTTGTAGTTAAATCAAAGTTTGCATTCTTATATCTATTAGCCATTATGTTTCACTTCCACTACTCATGAACCAAGTAAATCTTTGTTGCTCATCCCTTAAATCTTGTTGAAAAGTTGAATTTAATTTTTCAATCAATCCGTCTAAATCTCTAACTAAAGAATCAGCGTCTTGCTGTTTATATTCTTGTCCAGGTCTAGTAAAAACTACTGTTATCTTTGCCATTTTTTAAATTCCACATCTATTTGATTATAGTCAATCATCATATAACCATTAGAATGTTTAACTGATGCCCAAGGCACTTCGTGAGCCATTGCTCCTTGATAAGTTGTTGGGTTATTTTTGTAATTAAATTTATAGATATTAATATTAGATGGTGACTTACCAATTAACTCTACGTTTTCTTTTAATCTTATATCACTAAAACCTAAATCAGATTTTCTTGCGTCTCTGGTTCTAGCTCTATCACCAGCTGTTCTATCACTTCTTCCACTGTAATCTCTTCCTCTATCATAACTTCCTCCAGCGCCACCGCTAACATCAAACCCTGGTGTTGCTGGAATGTTTGCTTTTTCTATTCGTCTTTGTCTCTCTATTTCTATTTGTTTTTGTCTCTCTATTTCTTTTTGTTTTTCAATTTCTTTTTGTTTTATGTCTGCTATTGCTTCGTTAAAAATTTTATTGGTTATTTTATTTTTTTTATTTATAATATTTTTTTTAGATGTTGGGTCTAATATACTTGTTATATCAAAATCCTCGTTATCGTCGCCGTCTCCCTCTAATAATCCTTTATCTATTTTTTCATCTAGACTTTCATAAGTTGGATCTTTAAGTAATGATTTATCATCAAAAACAATATCTGTTTTATCTATAGCATCTAAAAATTTATTTTTAGCAATTTGTGTATTTAATAAATCTTGTACTAAATTAGTAGTAGTTCCCATTGTAGTGTTATATGTTTTATCTTTAATAGCATCTGTAATATTACCTGCTTTTATAGAATCTATTTCTGCTTTAGTAAGTCCATATTTACTACTTAAAGTTTTTTCAATACCTGCAGATTTTTTATCAAAACTACCAGCATCCATTCTACTGGTGTTCATACCTGCCATTACTCCTTCTACTGTACGCGGGTCTCCTACAATTTGTCCAATATCATTTAATTGAAAACCAGCTCCTAGTAATTCGTTTTGTAATATTCCTGTTCTGTTTACAGGAAGTTTATCACCTAAATATTCTAAACCTTTTCCAATAAAACTATTATCTATATAACCTTTTATTGCACCAGGTATACCTTTTAATTGTGGACCATATAAAAATTCAGAATCTGATAATATACCTGAAGGTATACCTACTCCACTTCTTGACATAGCTTGTCTATATGCATATGGACTATATTGATTTGAAGTTCTTGTCATATTTGGATTAGGATTGTAAACACTAAATCCATCTCCACCACCCGTTGATTGTAATAATTGTGGAGTAATTCCTGGGTCTGGTATTGGGTCTGGTTGAACTGGACCTGGTATTGGTCCAATAATTGGCCCTCTAGGTTGGAATATACCAGATATACTAGGTAATCCTTGATTTAAATATGCTTGTGCTAATTGTGCTAATGTAGCCATTATCTTCTTCCGTCTGGTTGCGTGTCTAATCTAAACGTACCAAGCTTCCAGCTTTGATTAGCAGCTGTATTAGCTATCTTCAAAGACATGGCTCTTGCTCTTGCACGTGTATCTACTTTATCAGTAGATGAGGTAATTGTAAAGGGTCCAAGTGGTGAGCTTGCTTGTGAGCTATTTGGATAGTTTCTAAGCTGTAAAGTTACTTGTGTATTACCTGTTTGAGATAAAAAGTCAGGTATAAATCTTCTAATCTTCATAAGAAATTCACCATCTCCTTGAAATGTTGCAACGCCTGTTTGTTGACCTTGTCTAGATCTTTGTGCTGTAATATCAAAGTCTCCTGATTCAATGTTAGAAGTAACTGTATTTATACCAGTTGCTAATGCTTCATCCGTTCCTTTTTCATGTTCAAAGTATATTGTGCTTCCTTCAGTGTTACCAACAACATCGAATGATGCATCATCGTCTGCAGTAAAACTAGTTGCGTGTGGTAAACCAAATACAGAAGAATCTTTCCATGCGCCTCTTGATAAAGTTCCTGTAGTCCATACAGGTCTTTGTGGTGTTGAGTCCATGTAATTATAAGTTACACATCTATTAATAACTGTTGAACTTTCTGTGCAATAGAACCAAGTAATCTCACCAAACAAATTATTTAATCCAACATTAATTAATTGATTAGCTGTTGTATTTAAATCATCGTAGACAAAGTCTTCTACTAAACATGTCATTGTTTCCAAACTACCTGAATATTTAAAGAAACCATTTTCTGAAAACCAATATGCAGCGCCATCAACTTCTAATGCAGCGTTTTGTCCAATCAATCCACAGTTAGTTCCAACTTGTTGAAAACCAAATGTAAAAGGTTGACCAATAAATCTCATAGTAAATAAAGATGTATCGGTCCAAACATAGATTGCGTCCCTACCTCTAACTGCACCTACAATTTTAGATCCATCAGCTAGTCTTTGAAAACCTGCTGTGTTAATTGCTGTTGGTTGATATGTATTTATATCTTCTTGGTTTGAGAATCTTATAAACATTTCATCTTGTGTAGATGGAGTTCCAATAGTTGTTTCTGTTCCAAAAAATACTAAGTGTCTATCAGGTGTTGATACTAACATATCACGTGATGCTGTTGGTGCACCAGATATAATAGTTGCTCTAATAGTTACAGCATTTGTTGCGTTAGAATCCCATTCAAATACTTGTGCATTATGAATTAATGCAATTACTTTATCACCAAAGTTATCAATAGACCATAGACCTGGATCAACAACTAAGTCACCCGATGCAGCCTCACCCCATGCAATATAATCTGAACTATTAGTTACTGTTGCACCATTTGAATGTGTTGCAGCTGTTGTATTTCTAACTCCTCTTGTAACACCTGTTAAAGTATTACCTGATATACCTGTATATGAAATTTCTTCTGAACCTATCTGTACAAAGTTTGTACCTGAAGTTGGAAACAAAGATGCATCTGTTAATACAACAGTTGTTGTAACTGCATTTATACCACCATTTAAAGTTGTAGTTGCTTCACCTGTTACAGTTCCACCCCACGCAGCTAAACCCCAACCAAAACCAGGTAATTGCTCTGCGGGCCCTACTGGATAGTAATGTTGAACTCTAATACCACCAGATGTTGTAGCACCTGAGCCTGTCTCATTAGAGGGCATTGTAATAGTTAAAGTGGTAGCTGTTGGCACGCTTGTTACCATAAATTTTTTATCATCAAAGTCTGACGCTGAGTAGTTAGAGTTTGTGATAGCTGTAAAATTATCTAAAAGAATAATATCGTTTTCTTGAATGTTGTGATCTGTGCTAAATGTTATCGTGACTGTTGCTGAACCATTTGTTGTACTAAATGCATTTGTTAATGTTGTTGTAGTTTTAATTGGATGAATGTCGTAGAATACGCCACCTGTGTAAGCATATAAAATTCTGTTTGTGCCTATGATTGCAAACTTGTTACCAGACCTGTTAACTAAATGATGTAAAGCTCTTGCAGCTCCTGTAAGTTTTGATTCACCTAACTGTGACCATCCACCTATTTTTTCAGGTGTACCATATCTAAAACGCACGTTATCACCGCCAACCCATTGTCCTTCAGCTGTGGTTTCTGTTATCTGTTTATTGAATCCAGGTTGGAATCCTATTTTTTGTAGCATATGGCTCCATTATAATACTATTTTACACCTGACGGTAGACCTAACTTAGCTCTGCCATCAAACTTGTTTTTATCAGCAAATGGGCCGTTTACATGATTATAATGTAAGAATACTTGGCCACAAATGTTCCCGTCAAAAGGCTCTCGCCAATGTTCAAGTTCACAGCCACTATATACTAACATATCTCCTACTTCAAGCAAGACTTTCTCACCTTTTGGAGCGTTGGGTTTATGTATATTTTTATACTCGTCAATCACATTATTAGATCCAGTAGGGTCTATAAATATAGGCCAAGGATCACCACCTAGATTAACTGTTGTAGATACCTCGCAAGAAGGTCTATCTTTATGTCTTTTTAATTCATCACCTCGTTTGTATGCTCTTGCATACGAGTAAGTTGGTATTAACTCTAGTCCTGTTTCTTTTTTCATTACAGGTAACATTTTAACTAATAACGTATCCATTACAAAATCACCATAACAAGAGTAAGTGTTTGGTATTTGTTTATCAGTCCATGTTCCAAGGATCGGGGACTGTGAATGTATATTATGTTGATACATATAACTTACCGCATCTCTTTTAAGCAAGAAGTAGTTAAAGATAAAATTAGCTAGTTCGTATGATACAGCATTTTTTATAACTTGATATTTAAACATTAAATCCTTTCTGTATAAAATTAAATGATACAGATATTCTTATATCATCACTTTCATTAGGTTCAACACAATGCCATAACCAAGAAGGGAAAATAACTATTCTACCTTCAAGAGGATCTATATGTACTTCTCTCCATAAGTGTGATGGAGGTTTACCTTGTTTTCTTGTAGGCATAACCATGTGTGCTCCTGGTCTTGGTTCATTAAAAACAAGTTTACCAGAATTCTGTGGAGCTTTAATATAATA